TGACCAGCCAAGTACTGCATAATATCACTTGTCATTGGAGTAGCTTGTTGACGTGGTGCTTGAGCAAATGCTGTTGGTTGATTTCTTGCAAGGTAGTTTTGTAAATTAGAAAAACCAGTTGTAGTTAAATCTGTTGCCTGTGTCTGACGAGCTCCTAACTGTCTCAACAATTCTGCAGTTTGGTCCGCAATATATTGTTCACCAGTTGATTGTTGTAAATCAATTTGTTGACTTAAAGCTGATGGTATTCCTGCACCAAGTTGGCTAGTCAAATATTGATACTGTCTTTGTGCTCCTGCTTGCTGTCTTGTCAATGCATCTGCAGCAGCTTTTAATTCATTCTCATATTTTGTTTTTTCTAATGCTGCGCGGTTTAATGCAGCTTGACCAGAAAGAGCAGAGCTACCACTACCACTACCACCATCATCGGTTAAACTTATGCCGCCAGTAGGGTCAGTCGGGTCATTAGTCCTTGGTCTTGAACCTGGAAGAACTCTTCCTAATCTTGTACTTGTTACAGCCATATCATCCTACCTTAATTGTAATAATGCTTGTGCGTCCTGCGAAATTTGTCTTGCTTTATCTCTCTCTAAGTCAGCAAGTCCTGATTCAAAGCCCTGTTGTGCTTGCGTTCCTGCAAGGTCATATCCTCTTGTGGTTCCAGCTAGGTCTTCTCTAGCATAGCCCAGCTGACGGGTTCTTTGTTTAGCATAGTTTTGTAAAGCTTGATTATAAGCACCCGAACGAGTGTTCATGCCCTGTAGTCCTCTACGGGCATAAGACGATGTTAACTTTGGAACCTCACCCAATCCACCACCAGCAGTTCTACCAAAGGCTGCTTCTTCTAATTGTAATATTGGCCTTTGTGCACGGGTCTCAGCCAAATAGCGTTGGTACGCATTTATAGCAGCCTGCTGTGCGTACTGGTCAAAAAGGCTTCTTCTAGCCGCCTCATAAATTGCTGGGTCAAATGCCATAAATTAAATCTCCTATAATACTACGTAAATTTTACCTATTGCCTGTAAAAAACAAATGGTCAGGTTGTACATAATGGAAAAACACTAATTCCACTAATCCATCTGGCCCTAAATCTTTAGGGTAACGACCATGGGTTTGGTCATTTCCCATATAACATAAGGCTTCATTGGGGTTTAAAATATACTCTTTATCTTCCACCCAAAGCCCCCAAGGCTCTGTTTGTCTTATGCACAAATCAATTGTAAACGTACACGCATTATCATCTTTATGCATATTCATGCTTGCTTTATTAAAATACTTGCAATAAACAGAATATGAACTTTTAATATTATCTTCTCTAAATATCCCTCTTGCTAAAGGTTCAAGCTTTTTGCCAACACCTTCTATATAATCACTGTAAGAAATGTATCTTGAACGAGCTTCGTCATGTAGCGGCGTGTGCAGATGTTCAAAACTATTTATTAAATCTTTAAGTTCTTCTTCTTTTAAAACATTTGTTATTTTAATAGGTTGCATTAAACCCACCAATTTACTACAGAGTATTTTACACCTTGCTTAACTGGTTTGGCTTCGTGTGTATATGGTGCTCCTGAAGGAAACACTATTATATCACCAGCAGAAGGATAATAATTAAAGTTTATATTTGGAAACCACAACTCTCCACCTTCATAATCATCATTTAAATATCCTACAGCAGACACTCTTCTTCTTGTATTTTTGCCGTCATCAAGATGTGGAATATAATGTTCCAATTCACCATATCTTAATATTTGATATGCAGTTAAAACATTAACGTCAACATCAAGCGTAAATCTTGCGCAAAAATCTGCAATACATGGTTTAAATGCTTTATGAAATTCAAATGAAATAAGAGTACTGGCCTCTGTTTCATTTTCATTTATTTCATTTATGTGTGGAAGAGATAAAAATTCATTTGTTCTTATATCTGAAGTTCCATAACTTCCATCGGCATGAACTACCTCAGCTGCCTTCCACATTTCACCAATGCTATATTCTGTGGCTTCGATAATATCTTTTGAATTTTGTATTGCATTTCTGTAAATTGATATTCCGTTAAAGACTAAAGGCTTCATTACCATTTTCCAATTGGGCATTTAGCTTCTTTTAGTTGTGTCTTTAATTTCATAAAGCAACCGCATTGTTTACATTGCTTGGTTATTTTAATTAATTCAGGGCATTGTTCACAAATGCTTAAACGTGTATTAGCTTCTTCATCAGATACTTTTTCTTTATTTGGATTTATTATATCCCATGGTCTTGTAGTTCCAACTTTTTTCTTATAATCTTCCCAAGCTGTCATTATTATTCCTCCGAATTTACAATTTTATTTCCGTCCCACTTAGAGCCTAATACAGGTTGTGTATCTAAAGGAACTATTGTTGGGTTAGAACTATATATTGCTATGTTTTGCTCACTCTCTTCAGTATTAAAGAATGAAAACCATGATACAACTTCTCCGTCCAATACAACGGCAAAGTACGTTCTTTCTGTTTGATTATCTTGCATTTTTTTTCCTTCGTTTATTGTTTTTTTCATATATTCTACCACAGTAGCTGCAGTGAAACATGCGGGTCCATCACAAAGCCCGTCAATGCCACAGCTTGCTCCACAGTTATCTCTACATATTGCAGTATAACATCCACATGTTGTAACACCTTGACAATTGCATGCTCCTGGAGTGCAGGAACAACTGCTAGGAATTGGAACACAAGGAGCTGGTGGTGTAGGAGCAGGTGGCGTAGGAGCTGGTGGTGTAGGAGCTGGTGGTGTAGGAGCAGGTGGCGTAGGAGCTGGTGGTGTAGGAGCTGGTGGTGTAGGAGCTGGTGGTGCAGCTGGTGTTACAGAGTTTGAAGCAGAAGAGTAAGGACTGTTTACACCATAAGAAGTTTCTGTTCTTACTTGAAAAGTATAAGAAACACCGTTGGTTAATCCGGTAACAGTGATTGGAGAAGATGAACCAGTTGCAGTTATACTTCCAGGAGTAGAAAGAACACGATAAGTTACCGTGCCACCTTTACCAGTATATGTTGGTACAGTAAACGCAACTGATGCAGTTGTGTTTCCAGCCGTGGCTGCACCAATGGTTGGAGTACCTGGTATACCACTTCCTGAAGTAGTTGTTAAACGCATTAGCTGCTAATATCTCCAGTGAGCACCCAAGAATTAGTTCCTCTACATATTAATGTAGCAACTGACCATTGAGCACGAAGGTTTAAACCTGGAGTTGCGTTGACCGTTACACCTGTGTCGCCTGCAATAACAACGGCACCTGTACTAACTCTAATTATTGTAATTTTAGAACCAGAAGGAAAGTCTACTGCTGCAGTTGTTGGAACGGTAATTGTAACGCTTGAAGTTGAGTTTACGTCAATAAACTTTCCATCATCTGTTAAAGCAAGTGTGTATGCACCAGTTCTCACGTTAGTAGTCGGATGGTCAACAACAGCACCAATACAGTTGAGTGATTGACCTGTTGCAGAACCAATGTTTGGCGTAACCAACGATAAAGAAGATGCTAAGTTTGAGCTACCTACTGCTCCAGTTGCAATTTTTGCATTGGTAATAGCAGAGCCTGCAATGTCTTCTGTGTTGATTGCGCCAGCATCAAAGTTGCTACCAGCTGATAATAATTCAACAAAGTTTTTAACTTGTTGAAAGTTGGTATTCATTTGTGGTGCGTCAATGACGTCACCGTTGTTAAACGTATTTAATCCACTTAATACAGCCATTACTTTTGACTCCTTACTTTGCGTCGTTTAAATTTATAAGCTATTGAATTCAAGCCCCATTGCCTACCGTTTGTGCTAGTAGTGGTAACTTCTCCAGGACCTTCGAATTTAAGTTGTACAGATTTGGCTCTCTTTAGTCTACCACCTCTTTGAATGCCTTCTCTAAGGTCACTTTCACCAAATTTTCCAGTGCCATATATGCCAGTTCCCCACAGTGCACCAGTAACTATAGGCTCAAGATTTATTATGTGACTTGTAGTACGAGATTCTGTATTAAAGTCATGATAAACATCTACGTTGATTTCAGTTACTTCATCAACTGGACGTACTACATACAAGCTTCTTACGAATGTTTTATCTTGTACATAACGGTCATCATAGAACCAAGGTGTAACAAATACAGTTTGATAGTTTCCTAAAGAATCTCCAGCTGGAATATCATCCATTACGTTTTGTGGAATGTCATCTGAATATTCAAATTCATCAACATACATTATATATTTAAAACTATCATTTGGATGAATCATTAGATGCCATATTTCACTATTTGCATCTGTCCAGTCACAACCTGAAATTAATCCATATCCTGTTATATTTATTGGAGTTGCGGCCTCTTGATAAATAGCTGATTGATACATAGTAAATGCACCCTGTCTACCAATTGACGGGTCAAATATAAAGTTCATATTTGAATAGTCTACAGCTGTACCAGTGGGGTTTGTTGTAGAACTTGTTGTTGTTGGGTCAAAGTCAAATGGTGCAGACATCCATACTCTATCATTAACATAAGATAAAGTTAAATCTGTGAGCTTAGTAGCATTTATTCTATTTGTGTCAATCGTTGGCTTTAATCTAGAAAATATATCTTGTATTCCATTGCGGTTGTAAAATAACAATCCTGCTGGATAATCAAAGAAGTATGCTCCACCGGCACCTTCTACTACATGTTGAGGATATTGAATGCCAACAGTTGTAGAAAGTTCTACGAGTTGAAACGAGTCAACATCATAGCCCATAAGCAAATATACTGCTTTAGGTTTAAATATTAATAATTGTCCATCAACTATTGCAAGTCCGCGAATTCCTTCTCCACCAGCAATAATGTCAATGTAGTCATCCTGATACCAGTTCTCTGGTGAGTTTTCATGTGACCAACGAATTCTATTTGGATGGTCAATTAAACTTGGTGTAGCATCATCATTTAATTCTTTTGTATTAGCAACAAACAATTTATTAGCATGCGCTCTTACAAGTTCTGCTCTTGGCATGTAGCCGCCAACTGGATTTTGATATGGCTGCCACGTAGGACCAGAAGCTGCTAGTGCAACTGCATATGTATCTGTTTGATTCCACTTGTACATTTGGCTGGAATCTTTACCAACTGCAAAATACAAAGTATCAAGCCATTGTGTAATGCTTGCACCATTTGTTGACTTTACAGCAATGTCGGTAAAAACAGCATATTCTATTGTTGAAAAATTATTACCAGACGATTGATAAATCTTTCCATCTGTAGAATTTTCTTTACCAGTATTTAATATTATTCTTGGTGAAGCTGAGTCTTTGTAATTGAATAATCCTTTTGGATTCCAGTTACCACTTACTTGGGTAGTATTCTTTTTTTTGTATGCGGCACGTGTAAATGCACCACCACGTGGGTCAACATCCATATTAAGAATAAACGGTGACTCATTGTCTGCTAACTGAAATTGGTCAGCACGAAAGTTAAGTCCACCTGTAAAGTCTTTTTTTTGGTCAAAAAGAATTTGGGCCATTTAGAATGCTACTCCGAGTGGGTTTGGACTACCTGGCAATACGCGCATATTTGAAGTACTTGACCACCACCAGTCATACGGAGTAAGCTGCAATCCGCCAGACATAATAAGTTGTCTGTTGCTTGATGGAGCGGTAAGGTTTCCTTGAATAACTGCAATGCCTCTTTCAAAGCTACGCATGTATTCGTTTGCCATTTCTGGGTCTTCTTGGAATTGGAAGATGCGAGCCATAACATAATTAATTAAAGGAAGTTGTAGCTGTGGCGAAATGTCAATTGGGTCGCCTTCGTTTTGCATCCATGTTAATGATGGATTACGGAAACCTCTGAGAGTAAAAGAATAATTATTATCAGGTTTTGGCCAAAGGTTTACTTGGTCAGCCCATATGGAAAAGTATGCTGGAATACCTTCTTGGTCAGAAGTTCCAACCCAAATTGATTCTGCTCTAGCTTGGTCAATATAAATTAAAGCATTTCCTTGATAGTTTGTATCACTATTTATTACAGCTGTTATTTGTGAAATGTCAGTAATAGCTTTTGGATTAGAACCAATTACAGCGGGTTGAATTTGTACAAAATTTGAATATGACCTAAATCCTTCAGCTACAGCAAATGTATATGAAGTTTGATAATACGGCCAACGATTGCTTAATGCTACAACTTTTTGAAAACCTTCTTTAATAAAACCATTAACAAGGTCTGTTGAGATATCGTCATTTTCATCAAAGCCAATATCTAAGTCAGAAAGTTCGCCAACAAACGTGCGCATTTGCGCAAGCGTAAGGTTAGCATTAGAAAAGTTTATAGCCATTTTTTACTTCCTATTCTGGAGAAGTCTCTGTATTATTTTCTTCTTTTTCACCAAGTTTATTTAATGCATTCAAATGACCAATGCAGTAGTCTGTGCCTTTTGCTTTTGGTGCCTTGCATTCTTCTTCTTTTTTATTCATTGCTTGGCATAAACCGCGCTTGTAATGTACACCACCGTAAGCAATCCCTGATGGTGGAGCAATCTCTACACCCGAGCCGTGATAAGCTAAACGACCGTTACCCACATGGCGTGTTCCTTCTACGGTTCCATATGGTTGTGTGCCAGCTAATCCCTGGCTTTGGCTTTGGAATTCTTTATTCATATTATTCTCCTTCGTTTATAAGTAGAACATGCCGCCAAGGGTCCTTCCCCCTGGCGGCACGTATCCTAGTTTACTGATTAGGCTTCTGTTGGCCAGTCAATGCGACTCCATGTAAGGACAGAGCTTGCACCCTGTACTGTGCATGTGGCGCTTACAGCATCTTCTCTAATGCCACGAATAACAATCGTGCCATCTGCCGAAGGTGAAATTACACCCTCAACGATTGCAATGTTATCTGCGGTAAATGCAGAGCCTGTGGTTTGAGCAGCTGCTGGAAGGTCATAAGCGTTGCCAAAGTTTACAGCTTCAGCTGTTGCTGAAGTTGAAACTTCTGAACGGTAAGATATAACCGATGCTGTTGGACCATTTACAGAAAAGTTAACTCCTGTGCTAGTCGCATTAACATCGTATACAACTTTTGCATGGAACTTGTATACTTCGCCTGCTTTGCCGTAAAAGGACAAGCCTGCTACGTCAGTGTAGGTTATGGCAACAGTTGTGTTATCCTCTCCTACTACTGTTCTTTCTACTATGAATTTATTTGTAGTCATGATTATTACCTGTTCTCTCTAATCAATCATGTTGATTGAAATTGTTGTTTGTTTGTTTTTATAAATAGCTGGCACTGGGAGAGTTGCCCGAAGGATGACAACCTTTAAACTCCCAGCACCAACTACATCTTTACCTATTACGCGTAGGTAGCGTCTGCTGTCAAGTAACCCTGACGTTGACGGTTGCTGCAGGTCAACTGACCATAGGCCAACACGAGGGCATAACGGGCGTCAACGCCTGCTACAGTGCCGTTCATGAAGTCTGTGGTGGTGAACCAGTAACCATTCAAGCCGGTGAGCTTGAGGTACTTCGTGTTAAGGAAGTACATCGGCGCATCGGAGGTGTCAACTGCCAATTCAAGGTCAAACACGATTGGTGTCTGCTTGAACATCAAGTTCTGGAAACCAGCATTTGCCTTAGCAACGTCTTGGTAACGAACGTTATTGGTTAACAGTGACTCATACTTCTCGAACAAGCTGGTGTTCGTGACGATAAGGTCAGGAACATCAGAGCCCTTTGAAGCACGGTTGTATACGTCAGCCATGTTCTGAAGTGCAAGTGTTGCACCCATCGTGGTTCCCTGTGTTGGGTTCCACCATGTGTTTGTTGTTGAGTCAATGCCACCGACTGTGTTGTTCTGGGTAGCAACTATGTTACCAAGACCATTGAAGTCGCTTCCAGCTGATGCTGAACCATAAAGCTGCTCGTTAAGAGTTGTCTTAAGCGACATTTCAGCTTGCATGATTTTAGCATTCAACAGTTTGATGATTGCCTCGGTGCCACGGTTCTTTGCTTCTTCAATACCGCTGATTGCGATAGAAGCAGCCATCTGCTTCCAATCGTACTCTGCAGCTGAAATGCCTTCCTGTGGGGTAAGGTCAATTGCATCGTAGCCACTGTATGTTGCAACAGTATCGTTAACTGCGTACATCAATGGTTCTATGATTTGGGTGCCGCCTTCTTCAACACGGACACGTCCGCGCTCATTAAGGTGGTTAAGAAGGACAAGGTCCTTGAAAATGTTATCAACCAGCGTTGGCTGGTAGTTTTGCAACGTAGTTGATAACAGTGAATTAAAGTCGGGATTACCGGCCATGTTAATATCTCCTGTTTGTTGTTGTTTGGTTAATAATTTAACGTCTTCTTAGCCTGTTCAAAGGCTTCAAAAACTGACGTTGGTTTAGCAGCTTTTGGTGCGGCTGAATTTTTGTTGGCAGAGCCACCAGAAACCACTGATGCTGAACGTTTTGCTTCAATTCTAGACTGTTCTTCTGCTAGTTTCTTCTCTGCCTCTGAGGCTTTAGAATAAACTTTATCAAAAGTAATCTGTTTAAAGATTGCTTCTAAATCAGTCGAACCTGTTGTTAGAGCTTTAGCTACGATTTCATCAGCGTTAAAGTCATCACCATATTTGCTTTGCAAAGAATCGATAGTTCTGGTTAACTCATCCATAGCTTTAGATTGCTCGAAAGCTGCAATGCGTTGTTCTAACTGTCGGAGTTGCTTTTCAGCTGGGTCTAACCATTCTTCCTCAACCTGTTGGTCTTGGATTGGAGTGTTTATTCCGTAATGCTGTTGAAGCGCCTGCAAGGTGCCTGCTGGGTCGTTTTGCAGAGATTCTGCTAACGTTGCTGCAAACTGTACTTGCTTTCTTTGTTCGCTAAGTTCCTGTGTCTTACGGGTATAATCCGCTTGACGCTGGTACCCAGCTAGAGCCTCCTTAACGGGAACCGATACCTCTTCGCCATCCACTTGGAGTTTGACGTATTTATCGCCAACCTCTGTGTAGTCAAAGAAATCTAATTCTTGTTCTGGAGTTTCTGCTACGACCTCTGTCACTTCATCAACTTGTCCGTTTGCGGCGGGGTCAACTACGTTTTCAGGGTTAGCAATATTATTATTATCTGTCATTGATGGAGTCCTATCCTTCGTTGGTTATTCCTATTATAAGCATTAAGCCTACACTATAGATATTTTCTTTACCTATCTTTTACTGTCCACCTAATAATGCTTGTAATACTTCAGGCGGTAGTCCTTGTAGAGAAGCTGCTGGGTTTGCCCCAACCTGTGGTGCTGGACCTTGGATTGGTGCCCCAGGTATCATGCCAGGTGGTAACTGTGGTGGCATACCTTCCATCATCTCTGGTGGCATACCCTCCATACCTGGTAGCATACCAGCCATTTCTGGTGGCATTGGTGGAGCTTCTGGTTCTGGTGGTGGTTGTTCTTGCAAGAATGAACCTGGGTCTTTTACCCCAAATCCTTGCGACAATACGTATTCTGCCAACTTTGGCAAGTTAACAAGTCCAGCTTGGGCAAATGGTTGCATTGCTGAAACAATCTGTAATGCCATATCTCTGCGGAAAGCTTCGTTTCTTGGAGCAGTTGAACCTGCCTCAACATCAAAATCAAACTCACCAGATATATAATCTTTATCAAATGTTAACCAGACTGGAGCATTTTCGGTGCCAATTATTCTTACAGTCTGCTCTCCAGTTAAAAACTGTTGAGCTAGCATTATAAGATTAGAAGCGCATTGAGCTATAGCATTTTCAATTGACACAAGCTTTTCAGCCACTCTAGCATTACCAGCTTCAGCAATGATTGATGCTTCGCGGGCAGTTCTAGTTGTTTCTGGGATTGCACCACGCTGGTATTCAGATACAC